GGCACGACGTATTCGCGGGCTAAACCCCCAAACCATCTCCCACCTGGCGCACGGCGCTGCGAGCTACCTCATCTACCAGGTGCGCGCCCCTGCTGAGTGTCAACGGTTAGCCCTGGCTACCCTTAGACGATCCTGCGGGATTGCTATGGCGTGGCTGAACTTGGAGCTGCCGCTTCACGAGGAGCTTGAGGTCGAGAAGCACGTTCGAGTGATTCTTGACTGCGAGGACATCCACGAGCTGCGTCATTTAGCCGCCAGCTTGCTGCGTGCCTGGGCTCAGCAGTCCGACATCACCGCCCAGCTAATTGCGCAGATTAGTGGCTGCGAGGTGATGCTGGCCAAGGCCGGGCTGATGCCTGAACCGGATCGAAACTACTTGGAGTGGGCGCAGTCGCTGTACCCAGACAACGATGGTGCGAGTCCATGAACAATCAGCGCGCCAGCAGGTGGCTTAGGTGCAGCTCGGCGCACCACAGATCTCTGGAGTATTGGCAATATCCGTGCGCGCAGGATCGGTAGTAAAGCTCACCCTGCTCGTCTTCGAGCTGTTCAATCGTGCCGCCGTTGATCTCCCAGCAGCCGATCACCCTCAGGTCGTGTGTCATGACAACACCTTGGACGCGATCAACAAAACGATGGCGCAAGTGATCACGTACCGGAGGCTGAAGGCTTCCAGCTACTGCAGGCTTACGTGCGACCCTCCTGCTGGTGGATCCAAGTTTTTAGCTCTCGCACGTACTGTCGCAGCTGCTCAGCCTTGTCCGCGTGCCAGCGGTCGCCGGTGATAAGCAGCAGGTGGTTGTGATGATCTACTGCCTGCAGCAGCTGATGGATCACCGCGTTCCACGGCTCACGGACTGGGGTGTTCCATTCCCTGGGCACAGACGCCGGGCGACCTTTTACAGTCTGCCGACTGCACCAGGTCGGTTTTGATCCGCCTCATCGCCGCAGCGCGGCGATGAGGTTAACGATCTGCACGGCAATGATCGCGACGAGCATGGCGTCTTGGACGTTGGCGCGGCGCTTGAGCTTGCGCAGCTCGCGCATGGTGATCTCGTGGCGCACGTAAGGGCGCAGGGTGGTCAGGTTGTCGTGGGTCATCGGATTGCTCGAATCTCGGTGTTCAGGCCCCAGCAGATCCGCAGCAGGGCGGACCGTTCCAGGGCTTGGTCGATGGTGGTGCTCACCCAGGCGCTGCTGGTTTCGGAGCACAGGAGGATCGGTAACGGCACCAGCTGGTCCGGGTCGTGGCCCGGCTCCACGCTGATGAACTGCCTATCGCGCAGGAGGACGTAGCTCACTGGTCCCGATCTGCGGTGGGCGGTCCTGCGATCGGAATCCCGTCTTGCTTGAGCTGATCGCAGGCTTTTGCGATCCCAGCAATGCAGTCGGCCTTCGTCATGTCGGTCAGGGTGGTCGTCAGGCAGTACCAGAACCCGACAGCCAGGGCGAGGCACAGGGTGGTCGCGTAAGTCGTTCGCATGGTAGGGGTGGGGTAGTAGATCGGAAAGCCCCTTAGGGCACGCCAAGGTTCCCGGCTAAGGCGGGTGCAAGGTCGGACCTTGTCACAAGCCTTCACAGCCACCTGTGGCGTAGAGGGAGCAGTCCCGGGCAAAGCCAGGGCCCTCGACCATGGGGTCCGGGAACCCCATCAGGCAGCCGGCGCTCCAGTGGCTGCAGGCGTAGCAGCTGGGCCCCTTGGGCTGGCCCCTGCGCCACCGTGGCAGATCAGGCAGCACCTCCCGGTAAGCCGTCCCCCGGCGCACCTGGCGGATCGCCTCGGCGCTACGCCCCAGCTGGCGGGCCAGGGCTTTGCCGCTTAGATCACGGCGCTCCAGTATCAGCCGCACCTGGCCCTCGGTCAGGCGGGGCGGCAGGTCAGGCCGCTTGGCGTGGCAGCACCCAGCTGCAGCCCCTTGCTTGGGCCTGGGGCCGTCCCACGTGGTCCAGCGGTTGCCGCAGTCCAGGCACAGGTGCCGGCGGCGGCGGGTGCCGTTGTTGCAGGTGCGGGATTCAAGCACCTCGGTGCAGCTGCTGTGGCAAGTTGGGCAGTCGATCATCGGACAACAAGAAGCCCCCGGCCGTTGGCACGGGGGCGAAGTGTAGAGAAGGAAACCGGGCCTCCGATGGCCTCCTCCATGCGTGCCCGCTACCCCTACCAAGCACGCGAAGCCGCTCGCCCTTACGGGTGGAGCCGACCCGGCAGGCTCAGGCTATGCGGTTTTTTGTGGGGAGGTAGGTGTTGCCGATCTTTACCTCAGCGAGGAACCCGTCGAGCAAGGACTCGGCCGCCTCCGCACGAACGCTGGGCGGGAAGACGGTGCTCCACTTTGTGGACATGGAACCGTGCTCCAGGTGGTATTGCTTGGCGGCGGAGACCAGGGTGTATTGGGCCAGGAGCTTAATACCCAGGTCGCGGTCAAACACGCCCCGCTTCCACTTGCGTTCCAGGTTCTGGTAAGCGGGCAGGAGCCAGGCCCGGTAGCACGCTTCAGTGTTTACCAGATAGAGCTCAAGCTCGTCGGCTTCGTAAGACATGGCTTTGGGGTAGTGGGTGGGGGTCGCCCCCCGTGAATCAATACTCGCCTCGCAGGGGGGAGGTGCGCTCCCCCCTTGGAACATCCCGTCACACTGCGGCGGGTTGGCGGTTGCCGGCCAGCTCCAGAGCCTCTTGGATCATGTTGGCGGCGATGCGCTCCTGCTCCTGCAGGCCGTGCCGCATCTTTGTGGCGAGCTGGCTGTGGATCTTCGCCCACGACAGCTGCCCGCCCTCCAGCGCCTTGCTGATCACCTTGCTGGTTTCCACCAGCTGCAGGCTGGCCAGTTGGCGGCTCAGGTTGGCGGTGCTGATGCCCAGCTGATCGATCACAGCCTGGCGGCCGTAGGTGTCCTGGGCCTCACGCAGCACCCGGGCGCGGTCGAGCCCGTTGGGCAGGGCCTCGTAGTGGGCGGCCAGCTTCTTGGCGATCGGCTGGCCGGCCTTGGGGGCCTGGGAGCGGGGGGTCTTGTCAGCCTTGGGGGCGTCGGCCTTGACACGCTTGGCCTGGGCCTTGCCGTGGAGGCGGATCAGCTCGATGGCGTCATCCAGGTTGCCAGCCACATTAACGGTGGTGCCCTGGGCGTCATCGAAGCGGTAGCGGTTGCCAGGGGTCTTGCTCACGGTCAAGCCCACCAGCTTGGCGGCTTCAAACAGCTTGTCGAATGCGTCGGTCATGGTGTTCTCCGGGGTAGAAAGCGGGTCGACCCGCACACCGACAACCTCCACTCACATGGATGTGCCTGGCAACGACCAGTCACATCCCTTAACAAAGGGGCCCACCCCAGACAGGAGTGGGCCCCAGGCAGGGAATTAGAAGGGGATGTCGGAGTAGCCCTGGACTACCTGCCCGCCGGTGGCCTGCGCCAACTCCTGGGCGTGATGATCCACTGTTGGCGCGACCCGCTGGGTCAGCTGCTGGATGCGATTGGGCCTGGCGGCCGGGGCCGGGGCCGGGGCCGGGGCAGACTGGTGCTGCTCCTGGGTGCGCTGCCCGCCATCCTCGCGGCGTCCGAAGTTCTCCACGTTGTTGGCGCGTAACACCTCGGCCACACCCTGGGAGCCATCACGGCGGGTGAACAACTCCGGCTGCATCACCTCCCCGTAAACCATGACGGTGTCGCCACGGCGCACGTAGTCGGTGACGTATTCAGCCGGCTTGCCCCAGACCTCGACCTTGACCCAACGGGCCGGCGGGTACTCGCCATTCACCTTGCGCTGCCGAACAGCCACGGAGAAGTTGGCGACCATCGACCCATTGGGGGTGGTCTTCAGCTCTGGATCACGCCCGACGTTGCCTGTGAACTGTCCGGTGAAAGCCATGTCGTTGAAAGTTTCTCGAAAGCGTGGATCCCCTCGACGGGGTAGAGGACTCGAACACCTACCCGAATGAACGGGGGGCCCTTACCCTCATGCCTCCAGTTCGCAAGCGTCTGAAGGGAGAGCCGCCAACGGGTGGACAGCTCCTTGGCATTAAGAAATGCGGTGTCACTCATCTACTTCTCCTCAAAACGGGTCGTCGACTTCAACGTCATCCACCGGTTCCGGTTGCTCATGTTTTAACGGTTCGCCCCTGTCGCTGATTGACACTGACTGCCTGATCGCTGCGTTCAGCTCGCCAATGACATCACCCGATCCGCTCGTGGTTTCTGCGGGTTGGGTGGGTTTCGTGGTGGTGCCGCTCACAACCTTGACCGGCATCGTCTCCACCTCCTCGTCGGTGTAGAAGCCGAACAGCACCTCAGGGCAGGTGGTCCTGATCAGCCAAGCAGCCGAGCGCAGCTTAAGCATGTGCTCTGGAATCGAGCGGTACTTGGGATTCTTCGTCCACTGCTCGACCTTGGCCATCAGCATCGAGCAGGTGGCGGTAACCCGCTCACCGGTCGACCGCACCGTGGCCTGGGCGGTCACTTCGAGGTCGTCGCCTTGGCCCTTGCTGCACCAGGTGATCGGCCCGGCGAAGGGGCCCCGGCTGTTGGCAAGTGCGATGGCGAACGGTGCGCTAAGCCCTGGTCGGCCGTTAATCATGTAGACGTTTTGCGTCAGCTGCAGCGCATCGACACCGAGCTGCTGCGCCATCATCACGGCCACCATGCAGTCCTCGGGCCTGCTCTGGAAATGCGATGGCACCAGCTTGCTGGCGCTGAGAAACTTCGCCAGACGCCAAATGTGGTTGAGCGCTTCCCCATCGTGGAGGTAGGCGAGCTGCCCTGCGGTTGGCGTGGTCTGGGTGGTGATCGCGGTCGTTTCAGTCATGGCACCAGGAGGGAAGGTCGATGGGTTGGATCTCGTCGCCGTAGCCCGGCCACTGATCAGCGGCGCGGCACTCGGCGATCTGGGCAAGGTTCTTCTCGGCTGTGCGTCCGCCGGCAGCTACTAGCGCAGGCGTCGCAACGTAAACGGCGACCAGGTATGGCGCGGTCTTCTCCACGCACACGAACAGAAATTGCTCGCCTTCCAGGGCCCGTAGATACCAGTGGCTCTGCACGTGGTAGCGAAATTTCGCCACCGACTTTGCGAAGCCGGCGGGGCTGGCGTCCTCGGTGGTCTTGATGTCGACCACTAGGCGGCGGTCGAGGCTATGCCAGTCGGGGCGGCACTTGCAATCGATGCCGGTGTCGGCGTCGTTCCAGAAGTAGGAGTGCTCGCGCTTGCCTTCCAGGTTGAGCAGGAACCGACTGGCTGGGTGATCGTGCACAGCCTTGGCCATCAGCTGCACCCGATCCGCGTCATCAGGCGTCAACACCACCTTGCCCTCGGCCTCGGCCTCGAAGGCGGCCGCCAGCTCCTTGCCGGCTTTGGTCCGGCGATCAAAGGCGTGAGGCGGCACGGCGAACTGCTCGGCCCATAGGTGTGGCTCCAGCACAGCAGTGTGCAACGCAGTGCCCAGCACCATTGCGGCTGTCGGTTCCTGCGGTGTGCGATCAGGGTTCAGGTAAGCCTCCCAGTAGTGCGCCGGTGATTTCGCAACCTTGTCGAGGTGCGACTTCGAAACAGCTGGGTGGGCGTGATAGTCGGCATTGGACAAGGAATAGGTTCCTGTCACTTCCCCGCTCATACTCATGAATACTTTGGGGTACTGCGAAACCATAGTGCTTCCTCCAGCATCCCTAGGGCTACTGTCGTATACCGTAACAACCCCTTGATCTCGTTAAGTTTTTGCGCCTTACTGTGGCTTAGTCAAGTGCTATTTCAGGCGACTATTCATGCGAGTAACGCTCAGGAAGTATCAGGAAGAGGCGGTAACTTCCCTGCGCATGGAATACATGCGGAATAGGACTTCAGTTCTATTCGTTTTGCCGACCGGGGGAGGCAAGACTGTTTGCTTCAGCTACATCACCGAGCGCGCAGCGGTGCTCGGAAACCGGGTTTGCATCCTGGTGCACCGACAGGAGCTGGTGGACCAGACCTCCCGCACCCTGACCGAGATCGGGGTGGAGCATGGCATCATCGCCGCCGGCTACCGCCAGGACCTGAGCCATGGGGTGCAGGTGGCAAGCGTGCAGACCCTGGCCCGGCGGATCCACCGCGTGCCCCCAGGTTTCTTTCAGCTGTTGGTGATCGACGAGGCCCATCACGCCGTGGCCGGATCCTGGGCCAAGGTCATCGAGCACTACAGCGACGCCAAGATCCTGGGGGTTACCGCCACCCCCGAACGCCTCGATGGCCAGGGCCTGGGCGACAAGTTTCAGAGCATGGTGGTGGGGCCTGAGGCCGCATGGCTTACCGACGAGGGCTACCTGGCCCCGGCCCGGTACTTCGTGCCTCCGGGCTTGGGCATCGACTGGGCTGCGCTCAAGCACCGGGGGGGGGACATCGACGAGCGCGATGCGGCCCGGGTGATCATGGCCAGCACCCAAGCGGTTGCCGGTCCGGTCACCCAATACCTGGCCCACCTGCAGGGCAGCACCGCCATCGCTTTCTGCTGCACCGTTGAGCACGCCGACCTGGTGGCCCGTGGCTTCAATCAGGCCGGCATCCCAGCTGCGGTGCTGGATGGCTCCCTAGACAAGGCCACACGCCGTAGCCGAATCAATCAACTGGCCACCGGTGAGCTGCGGGTGCTCACCTCCTGCCAAGTGATCAGCGAGGGCACCGACGTGCCCAGCGTGGGCGGGTGCCTGCTCCTGCGGCCCACCGACAGCCTGAGCCTATACCTGCAGCAGGTGGGCCGTTGCCTGCGCCCATCACCCGGCAAGTCGCACGCCTTGATCCTGGACATGGTGGGCAACGTGGCGAAACACGGATTCCACACCGACCCCCGCGACTGGAGCCTTGAGGGTCGCCACAAGCGCAATGCCAGTGCGGCAGCACCGATCCGCGAATGTCCCGAGTGCTACGCCGCACTGCCGGCCGCCACCAGGGTGTGCCCCGAGTGCGGCTACCTGTTCGAGACACCCCAACACGATGCACCCGAGGAGCAGGGAACCGCGCTCCTGGTGGAGCTGACCGCAGAGCAGCGCCAGGAGCTGGAGCGCCAGCGCCTGGCCCAACGCCGCCAAGAAGTGGGAAAGGCCCGTAGCCTTGATGAGCTCAGATCCATCGGACAGCAGCGCGGATACAAGCCAGGATGGGCGGAACATATCTGGCGTTCACGTGGGCTCCGACGGTTCAACGCGCAGGAACGGCAGCGATGAACTGGCAGTGCAGAACAACATCCGGCTTGCTCTGGGTCGCGGCCCTGTTCGGCTTTGGCGCAACAACACCGGCGCACTCAAGGATGCGACCGGTCGCCTCGTTCGCTACGGCCTTTGCCAGGGCAGTTCCGATCTCATTGGCTACCGCACCGTCGAAATCACACCCGACATGGTGGGTCAGCGGATCGCCGTCTTTACCGCCATTGAAGTCAAGGACAGGGGCCGGGCCACACCACAGCAGCTGCAGTTCCTTGACCTGGTGGTTGCCGCAGGTGGGCTGGGAGGTGTTGCCCGTTCCGTCGACGACGCAAGAGAGATCCTCAAGCTGGCGTGAAGGATTTTTACTCGCCACGTGCCACGCGATCCCGCCATCAATAGGGTCCGACCAATCACCACTGCTACCGATGGCCTCTTTACCACCCGAACAATGTCTTGCCAGGGTCCGCACCCTGTACCGCGACGCTTTCAAGATTGACCCCGAAACCGATGAGGCTGCGATCCGCTGGGCCCACAAGCCGGAGCACTGGGCGACCCATCAGATCGCACACCACGGGTGGAGCTACTACGCCGCCGAGAGTGTCGTGAGGCAGTGCCGCATCCTCGTGCGCCGCGCAGCTATAGCAGCTGGGGTGACCCTGTGAGAAACGACGAGTTCCGTGACTCAGTTGGCTTCGCAGCCGGCACAAGCTACGAGCGCCGACGCATCGGCGAAATGATCCGGCAGCGCATCACCCTGATCAGCACCCTCGAGGAGTTCGGCACTGGTGGGCGTTGCCACCGCATGGTCACCGCTGAGCTGCGCAGGCTCGCTGATCAGATCGACGGGGAACCCTGAGCGATGACAGACATCAGCAACGCCGCCCAGGGCCGGTGGCGGGAGATCCTGGCGTCCCTTGGCGGCCTCAGCGCAGATCAGCTCGAAGACAAGCATCAGCCTTGCCCCCTATGTGGTGGCGAGGATCGCTACCGCTTTGATGACATCGAGGGGGCTGGCACCTGGTTCTGCAATCAGTGCGGCGGCAAAAACCACAACGGTGGCGCAGGCTCCGGCATGGACCTGCTGATGCGACTCAAGGGCTGGGAGTTCAAGGAAGCCGCGAAGCGCATCGAGCAGTTTCTGAACTTGCCCCCCAGATCCGGTAGGCAATCCGTGATCGGAAGTCCCAGCAACGGCCCTGTGCCCGGATCGCCCCCCACATCGCCCCCCACGCAGGGCGCTGAGCAGTTCTGGCACTACAGCCCCGACTTCATCGTGGCCCGCTTCCCAGGGAAGAAGATCCGCCCCCTGACATGGGACGGCAGCGCCTGGCAGTGGAGAGCACCCAAGGGCCCCAGGCCCCTGTTCAACCGCCACCTGCTCGATGCGCACCCCGAGGCCCCGGTGGTGATCGTAGAGGGGGAGAAGACTTGCGACGCCGCATCAGTCCTTTTCCCCAAGGCCGTGGCCATTACCTGGTCCGGGGGCTGCAAGGCGCTGAGCAAGACACCTTTCGATGCGCTGGCCCACCGAAAGGTGATCCTCTGGCCCGACAACGACGCTCCAGGACTCCAGGCCATGGAGCAGCTGGGCCAAATCCTGCTCAACCTGCCCGGCACCACCGTGCGGAAAATGAGCAACCCGCCCAACGCTCCCGAGGGCTGGGATCTGGCAGACGCAAGTTGGACACGCCAGGAGGCCGCCGCCTACGCCAGGGCCAACCTCCACGACGTGGTGCCCGCCATCACGATGCAGGGCATCAAAGCGCCACCAGCTAATAACCCGGAGCAGGAGCCCGATCCCATTAAGCCGGCCGCAGGCGGCTACTTCACCTGCCTGGGCTTTGACGGCGACGCCTATTACTACCAGCCCCGCAGCACCGGGCAGGTGGTGCGCCTGGTGCGATCAGGTCACAACAGCACCAACCTGGTGGCCATTGCACCCCTCAGCTACTGGGAGGACCTTTATGCCGGCAAGAAGGAGGGCGTGAACTGGACCTGGGCAGCGGCATCCCTGTTCGAGCAGCAGGCCAAGGTCGGGGTTTACACCCCCGAGCGCATCAGGGGCAGGGGGGCATGGGTTGATCAGGACCGCACCGTGCTGCACCTGGGCGACCGCCTGGTGGTGGACGGCGAGCAACGGGCGATCACCCGGTCGTTCGACAGCACCTACCTCTACCAGCGCCTGTCCCGTCTTAACGGGCCCGCAGGGGCAACCCCACTAACCGACAGCGAGGCTTTGATGGTGTGCGAGCTGGCAGAGCGGTTCCATTGGGATGTGCCCGCATCTGGCCTGCTACTAGCTGGCTGGGTCACCCTGGCACCGATCTGCGGTGCCCTGCGCTGGCGGCCGCACATTTGGCTGACCGCAGCTGCAGGTTCTGGGAAGAGCGCGATCCTCGACCGCTACGTGACCCCGCTGCTGGCCGACATGGGACTGGTGGTGGCCGGCAACACCACCGAGGCCGGCCTGCGACAGACCCTGCGCGCTGATGCCCTACCGGTGGTCTTCGACGAAGCCGAAAGCAACGAAAAGGCCGATCAGGTGCGCATGCAGTCGATCCTGGCTCTGGCGCGGGTCGCCTCAAGCGAAAGCCACGCCTCCATGCTCAAGGGCAGCCCCGGGGGTGATGTCACTCGGTTCTCCATCCGATCGATGTTTCTCATGTCGTCTATCGCCACGGCGCTAAAACAGGGCGCTGATCGATCACGGTTCGGCCAACTAACCCTGCGCAGCCCCACCGAGCTGGACAAGGCCGAGCGCATCTCCCACTGGGAAGCCCTAGACCGTGATTTGGACCGCTATATCACCGATGACACCGGTCTGCGCCTCCTGGCCAGGACCACCAGCATGATCCCCACCATCCGCCAGTCGGTCAGGGTGTTTGGCAGAGCAGCCGCCGAGCGGTTTGACAGCCAACGCCTGGGGGATCAGTACGGCACCCTGCTGGCGGGGGCGTGGTCACTGATGAGCAGCGACGTGGTGACCCCGGAGCAGGCCCGGGCGCTGATCAACCAGAACGATTGGGAGCCCTACAGCCAGACCACCGAGGTGCCGGATGAGGTGCGCTGCGTGCAGTTCATCCTTCAGCACCAGGTGCGCGTTGAGACCGATCATGGCACCCACACCCGCACCCTGGGCGAGCTGGTGGGCATCGTCGCACACACTGAAGCCAGCTTGGAAATCAGCACCAACCTCGCCGAAGCTGCCCTCAGCCGGCATGGCCTGCGGGTCGATGATGATGCTCTGCTGGTATCCAACACCGCCCAGGCGATCGCATCAATCCTGCGAGATACGGCATGGGGTCACAGCTGGGGGACGCTGCTCAGCCGCCTGCCCGGGGCGCAAAAGGCCGGAGTCGTGCGTTTCAAGGGCTTGGGTGCATCGAGCAGGGCCGTTCGGGTGCCCCTAAGCACCCTGTAACCCTGACCTAACAAGACCGTCACGCCAAACCCCTTGCAGTGACTGTGTTGTTACGGCCGTTACGCTGTTACGGTTTGGGTAGACAGACCCCCTTATAGGTGTGTGTGTGAAAAAGGAGGAGAGTCCCCCCTCTCTCTTGTTTACTTACTAATACCTCTATCTCCATAAAGGTGTAACAACGTAACAAGGGCCCCCAGGGCCCTTCCACCCCAACCGATCTGCTCTGTTACGGTCCCCGTTGCCAACCGTTGCACCTGTAACCGCACCTAGCCTGACTGCAGAGGGCCAATCCCATGGGCTACATCTCCATCGACGCCAAGGTCCTCGGTGACAAGGACGTTATGCGAAACCTGGAGAAGCTCTCCGGTCATGACATCCCCAAGGCCATCCGTCAGGGCGTCAAGTACGCCGCACGTGGTGGGCGCGCAGCCATCGCCAAGAACATCGGCGCGAACTATTCCCTAGCTGCCGGGCGCATCAAGCAAGACGTCACCGAACCCAGCTACCGCGACGGGGGGATGACCGCGATCATCCGCACCTCTCGAAAGCCGATCACCTTTGCCAGCTACAAGGCCCGGGACGTACGCCCCAGGGGGGTCACCGTTGCGATCTACAAGGGCAAGCGATCACGCCATCCCAAAGCCTTCGGGGCCAAGGGCCTGTTCTTCGTACGCCAAGGGGCAGGGCGTTACCCCTTGTCCGTGCTCAAGGGCCCGTCCATCCATGCGATCTATGACGGGGGCCTGTTCGCTGGTGCGATCCAATCCGCCACCGAAGCCCGCATAGAGGAGCAGCTGGTCAAGGGGATCCTTCGGGCGATCGGTTCAGCCGCAGCTGGCTTTGGTAGGTGAACACCACCAGACCCCGCGCCTTGCGCGCCCAGCACACCTGACCCATCCCCATGGGTGGGCCACACCTACCCCACCCCCCCCGGTGCCCCTGGGGTGCACTGCGGGGTAGCCCTGAGACCTCTGTGGTGTTTGCTCCCACGTCTTGCGCAACAGCGCCGCAATCGACTGCCCCTGTGGGTGGCCTCACTCTGCCCACCCTCACCCGACACCCCCCGCACCGCTTTGGGTCCTCCCGGTTGTTGTTAGATGCGGCTCCCCGAGTCGCCGTTTTTCGCTAGCGACTGCGCAACCTTTGGGTTGCGTCTGTCACCCAAACCCCTTGCAATCACTGGGTTTTTGATAACGGCTCAGATCTAGCCCCAGCGCAACCGTGAACGCGGCAACCGTTTTCTGGACAGGGAGTATCCGGCGGGATGCCCCGGCTACCTTGCGCAGGTGCCGCAACCCGGCCAGCTTGGGGCGGCTAACCTCTCACCACCGATAGACCCACCATGACCCGGCTGACCCCAGCCATGGCCAACCGCATCGAGGTCTGGCCGATCGACAAGCTGGTGCCCTACGAGCGCAACGCCCGCACCCACTCACCTGAGCAGGTGGCTCAGCTGGCTGGGTCGATCGTGGAGTTTGGCTTCGTGAACCCGATCCTGGTAGACACCGCCGCCGGGGTGATCGCGGGGCATGGCCGGCTGGCCGCGGCCCGGGAGCTGGGCCTGGAGGAGGTGCCGGTGGTGGTGCTCGATCACCTGAGCCCTGCGCAGAAGCGGGCCTACGTGATCGCCGACAACAAGCTGGCCCTGAACGCAGGGTGGGATGTCAACCTGCTGAACGAGGAGATCCAGGGCCTGACCGAGCTTGACTTTGACATCAGCTTGCTGGGCTTCAGCGACGCCGAGATCGAGGGCCTGGGCGCTGATGGCTGGGCAAGCGACATCGAGGCGATCGAGAAGCACGAGGAGAACTTTGACGGCATCAGCGCCAAGATCGTGGTGAAGCTCGACGGCACCTACCGCGACGAGGTGGTGGAGGCCATTCGCATGTATTGCGACGGCCACGCCATCAGCGTGGAGGTCAGCTGATGGAGCCCAGGCTCAACGTCCTGGTCGCCTACCCGTACATGAACCCCCAGGTGATCGAGAGCCTGCGGGTGGTGGGGCCATCGCTCCGCTTCGTGCTCGACTCTGGTGCGTTCACGGCATGGAAAGCCGGCAAGCCGATTCAGCTCGACGACTACTGCCGGTTCCTCGAGGGGCTGCCGATCAAGCCCTGGCGTTACTTCACCCTGGACGTGATCGGCGACCCGGAGGGCACGATGCACAACTACGAAACGATGCTGGCCCGGGGCTTCAAGCCGGTGCCGATCTTCACCAGGGGCGAGGACCCCACGGTGCTTGAGGAGTTCTACAAGACCAGCGACGTGGTGGGCATCGGGGGGCTGGTGGGCACCCCGGGCAACCGTGGCTTTGTCAAGGGGATCATGCGCCACGTCGGTGATCGCATGGTGCACTGGCTGGGCTTCACCGACCTGGACTTCATCAAGGTCTACAGACCGTTCATGTGTGACAGCAGCACCTGGGAGTCGGGGGCAAGATACGGGGCGCTGAAGCTCTACATGGGCAACGCGAAGTTCCTCACTATCAAGAAGCCGCAGTTCCAGGACCGGCCACCGCAGGCGGTGCTCGATCGGATCCGGCAGCTGGGCGTCGATCCCTTCCGGCTGGCGAAGCTGGATGAATGGCACGGCGGCCCATCGGCATCACGCACCCTCTGTGCTCGCAGTGGGGTGGCGCTGTCGGTGGATGTGGAACGCCAGACCGGAACCAAGATGTTCCTCGCCCTAACCACCGCCCAGGCCCTGGGTCTGCTGGTGCAGGGTTTCACCGATCTTTACCTCAGGACCGCACCATGAAAGCAGTCGCCATTGTCTCCGGCGGGATGGACAGCGTGACGCTGGCCCACTGGCTCAAGGGGGTCTACCCCGAGCTCCACCTGATCTCCTTCGACTACGGGCAGCGCCACAGCCGGGAGCTGCAGTGCGCGGCATGGCAGGCGGAGCACCTGGGCGCTGAGCACACGATCATCGACATCAGCGGGATCCGCCCCCTGCTCAAGGGCTCGGCGCTGACCGACGACGTGGCGGTGCCCCATGGCCACTACGCCGAGGAGACGATGCGGGCCACCGTGGTGCCTAACCGCAATGCGATCATGCTGTCGATCGCCTGGGGCCTGGCCTGCAGCGACGGTGCGGAAGTACTGGCCTGCGGCGTGCACGCTGGGGATCACTTCATCTACCCCGACTGCCGCCCCGAGTTCATCGCCTCGCTAAACGAGAGCATGCGCATCGGCACGGTGGGCCACCGCAAGGACAGCCTCGAGCTGATCGCACCCTTCGTGCATCACACCAAGACCGACATCGCAGCCATAGGTGGGACGCTCGGCGTACCCTTCGAGCACACCTGGACCTGCTACGAGGGCGGAGACATTCACTGCGGTCAGTGCGGTGCCTGCACCGAGCGCAAAGAAGCGTTCCGCGACAGCGGGGTGCCTGATCCCACGCAGTACCGCGCATGACGATTGGAATCGTTGCTTGCTCGTCAAAAAAGATGCCCACGCCATGCCCTGCGTGGCTGCTTTACTCTGCGAGTCCAACTTTTAGTCAAAACTTTTTGGCGGCCAAGCAAGACTGCGACGTAGTTCGGATTCTTTCCGGTCGCCATGGCCTTATCGACCCACGTAAAGTGATTGCGCCTTACGACCAGAGAATCACCCCTGACAGACCAGGGCTTGCAGAAGAGATTCAGCAGGCAATTCAGGCGATTGGAGATTGTGAAGTGATCTCCTATTGTCCAAGTGACTACAACAAGGCATTGCGGCTGGTAGAGTTTCGCGTCGCTGCTAGTGGCGGCATTTACGAAAAAGCCAAGGCGCTGGGCAATAGAGGATCGGTGAAGGGAAACGTCTTTCCGCTTAGAGCGTCTTTAGTCTGGCTCTATCAAAACTCAGGCGCATCGGTAAGGGACTTTCAGAAGTTCTGTATTGATACCTGGACTAGCCCTTCAACAAGACGCGCACAATTCTCGCGTCTTCTCAAATCGCCATTTGCCCGTGTCGCTAATGGACGCGTCTTCTACGCTTTCTCAACATGAGGCCACATGAAGATCATCCTCGGCTGCGGCGCAGGGAAAGGCCGTGTCGCCGCTCCTGCGTGGCAGCTCTACACCGGCAGCCAGTTCACTCTTGCGTTCAACTGGGCGCGAACCATCGTGCCCCTGCGGGCCATCTACATCCTGTCTGCGAAGTACGGGCTCGTCAGCTCGCTGGAGGTGATTGCCCCATACGAGGCCAAGATGGGCACCCCCAGTCAGGTGATCACGGTGCCAGAGCTGGCGCGACAAGTGACCGAGCTGGGCCTCGATCAAGAACGACCGCTCCTGGTCAACACCGGCAAGCCCTACCGCAAAATGCTGGTCCAGGTGCTACCCCAGTTTGAGGTGCTGACTGAGCACATGAACACCCCATGCACACGCATGGGGTTCCAGAGAAACTGGTTCAAAACCCACCACCGCAAGCTGCCAGAGAGCCTGTATGCCATCTACGTCTGAAGCCATCCGCCAACGCCTGTCGGCCGCCGGCGCATCGTTCCTGGCCAACGACAACATCGCACAGTTCATCGAGCCTGGTGAGCTGAGCCTGCTGGAGGGCGAGGTTGCACAGCGCGTGGAGGATCTCCTGCGTTCCCTGGTGATCGACGTGGACAACGACCACAACACCAGGGGCACCGCCGAGCGCGTGGCCCGCATGTATCTGCAGGAGGTGTTCGCCGGGCGCTACCACCAGGCCCCCCGGTTGACCGACTTCCCCAACGTCAAGGACCTGGACCAGGTCTACAGCGTGGGCCCGATCACGGTGCGCAGCGCCTGCAGCCACCACCTGGTGCCGATCCTCGGCAAGTGCTGGGTCGGCATCAAGCCGGGCGACCGGGTGATTGGCCTGTCGAAGTTCGTCCGGCTGGCCGAGTGGGTCTTCTCACGCCCCCACATTCAGGAGGAGGCGGTGATGATCCTGGCCGACGAGATCGAACGGCTAGTGGACCCTGTGGGTCTGATCGTGATCGTGGACGCCCAGCACTACTGCATGAAATGGCGCGGCGTGCGCGAGCCGAACACGTCGATGGTGACTAGCGTCGTTCGAGGCGAGTTCCGCGACAAACCACACATGAAAGCTGAGTTCTTACAGCTGATTGGACTCAAATGACGTTCATCTCCACGAAGACCTGGGGGCACGACGTTGGGCTGAGTGCGTGCTTCCGCCAGTGGCGCAGCACTCACAGCCACTGCCAGTTCCTGCATGGCTACGCCCTGTCAGTGCATCTGAAGTTCGAAGCGGATGATCTCGACGAGCGCAACTGGGTGGTGGACTTCGGGGGGCTGAAGGATCTCAAGGCGTGGCTGCAGGCCACGTTCGATCACAAGACCGTGGTCGCAGATGACGACCCAGAAATCAGCTGGTTTCGGGAGGCCCATCGCCGTGGCGTGATCGACCTGGTGACTGTGCCTGCGGTCGGATGCGAGAGGTTTGCGCAGCTGGTGTGGACGACCACCAACACCTGGCTGGAGGACAAGGGCTACGCCCCGCGCTGTCGTGTCGCTGAAGTCGAGGTGCGCGAGCATGGCGCGAACTCCGCGATATACCGTCCATGAGACGGCTGAGCTGGTCTGACTTCGAAGAGGCGGTCTGGAAGATCAGCGCCGAGCACCATGGGCGTGCGTTCAATGGCGTCTACGGCTTTCCGCGTGGTGGGCTGTGTCTGGCGGTGGCGTTGAGCCATCACCTGGAGCTGCCGTTGCTGCTAGAGCCGGAAGAAGACTCGTTGATCGTTGACGACATCTACGAGACCGGTCGCACCCTGACCCGGCTAAAGAGCCTTCCAGGTTGTGAAGCCGTCGTGTGGATCAGCAAGGTGCGGCCAACATGGTTCCGAGCCGTCGAGGTGATCGATTCACCCGAATGGATCGTCTTCCCATGGGAAGACCCCGAGGCGGCCGCTGCTGATGAGGAGGCTTACCGTGCTTCGCGTGAATGAAATCTTTCCCACCATTCAGGGGGAGGCGTGCTGGACCGGAACACCGGCCACGTTCATCAGGCTCCAAGGCTGCCCGGTGGGCTGCAGCTGGTGCGACACAAAGCACACCTGGCACCCGGGTGCGGAGAGCAAGCGCATCGGCATCGTAGAGATGCTCGACAAGCAAGACTCTGCGCCGACCTGGGCGGAGATGAGCGCCGAGCAGATCGTGAAGAACGTGGGCCACTACAGCCCCCGGCACTTCGTGATCACCGGCGGTGAGCCATGCGCTCAGGACATCTGGCTGCTGACCGCCAATTTGCAGACCATGGGAACGGTGCAGATTGAGACCAGCGGCACCCACGAGATCAAGGTTGCCCCAGGCACCTGGGTGACCGTAAGTCCCAAGGTGGCCATGGGCGGTGGCCTGGACGTGCTGCCCAGCGCGATCGCTGCCGCAGACGAGATCAAGATGCCGGTCACCGGCAAGGCCGACATTGACAACCTGGAGGCCCTGCTGGTGCACAAGCAGGAGCGCACCAGCGTGTGGCTGCAGCCAGTAAGCCAGGGCCACGAGGCCACACGCCTGTGCGTCGAGGCGTGCATGACCCACCGCTGGCGGCTAAGCATTCAGACCCACAAATACGCCGGGGTGCGTTAATGCGACGCCCGCCCCTAATGTTTCTGACCTGGGCGGGCTTTGATGCCGCAATCGACCTAATCGCAGCGCAGTGCGTGCGTCGTGATCGCAGCGGGGTGTACGGCTCCAGCGCCGCCGGGATCGTGCTGGCAGTGGCGCTAAGCGACCGGCTGTCGCTACCACTGCTGCAACACCCCACGCCAGGGATGCTCCTGGTCGATGCCGTGGCCACAGAGCAAAGCAAGTTCACAAGGCTCGCCAACACCGAGGACGAGGTGGAGGCATGGGCCTGGGTTGACGCATCACCTGATCACCGCTGGCCCAGTGTCCTAAAGCTCGACGGTGCGTGCGCCATGGTGGTGATGCCCTGGCAGGAGGCACCGACGGAATGTCGGGAGCCGTTCTTGTCTGGGTTCCACGACTAACTTCAGCAACTACCCCAGGGCCAAGGATTGGTAAGCGTTACCGAATACGCCAGATACCGGGGGGTGAGCCCCCAGGCGGTGCGCAAAGCAATTAAGGACGGTCGACTGAGCAAGTCGATCTCCAAGGTTGCTGGGCAGACGGCGATCGACATCGACAAGGCCGACCGCGAGTGGGCGATTAACACCCAGACCACCAAAGCCAGGCCAGCTGATGCGATCAACGCCGGCAAGGCGGCCGCCCAGGGCAAGCCGTTCAAGCCATCAGGGCAAGACCAGGCTGTGCCGGTGGAGGTCAACTACAGCAGGGCCCGGGCGATCCGGGAGCAGTTTGCCGCCAAGATGGCGGAGCTCGAGTATCGGGAAAAGGCACAGCAGCTGTGCCGCGTCGATGATGTGCGCACCGCCACGTTTAAGACCATTCGCCTGTTCCGCGATGCTGTGCAGAACATTCCCATCAGGGTCGTCAACGAGCTGGCGGCCGTCGTTGGCGACGTGTCCCCAGAGAAACGGCACGAGATGATGCTGATCATGCAGCGCGAGATCAACCGAGCACTGGAACAACTCGCGGATAGCAGTGGCCCTCGCTGATTCCTACGCACTGATCTGGGAAACGGCACGAGGGGCAATCAGACCCGACCCGCTGCTGACGGTGAGCGAGTGGGCCGACAAGCATCGGTTTCTCAGTCAGCGGGCAAGCGCAGAGCCTGGAGCTTGGCGCACAGAGCGCACCCCGTACCTGCGCGAGATCATGGACTGCCTATCAGCTACAAGCCCGGTTGAGAAGACGGTGTTTATGAAAGGGGCACAGGTGGGAGGCACCGAGGCTGGGAACAACTGGCTGGGCTACGTGATCGACAACTGTCCGGGGCCGATGCTCATGGTGCAGCCAACAGTGGAAATGGCAAAGCGCAACAGCAAGACGCGCATCGCCCCGCTAATCGAAGAAAGCCCAAGCCTGTGTGAAAAGGTGCGCGACCCCAGGAGCCGTGACAGCGGCAACAGCCTGCTGGCCAAGGAGTTTCCGGGCGGTGTCGTGGTGATGGCCGGGGCCAACAGCGCCGCCGGCCTGCGCTCGATGCCGGTGCGGTTCCTGTTCCTTGACGAGCCCGACGCCTACCCGGGCGATGTGGACGGGGAGGGTGATCCCTGTGCGCTGGCCGAAGCCCGCACCCGCACGTTCAGCCGGCGCAAGGTCTTCTACGTTTCCACCCCCACGCTGGCCGGGCGCAGCCGGATCGAGCGTGAGTTCATGGACGGGGACATGCGGTTCTTCGAGGTGCCGTGCCCCCTGTGCGGTACCTATCAGCAGCTGGTGTGGCCGCAGATGAAATGGGAGGAGGGGCAGCCAGAGACGGTGCGTTACGAGTGCTGCCACTGCGGTGAGCAGTTCGAGGAGCACCACAAGAACAAGATCCTGACCCAGGGCCGGTGGGTGCCACAGAACCCGGAGGGCAAGTGGCGCAGCTATCACATCAGCTCGCTCTACTCACCGCTCGGCTGGTGGAGCTGGGCGCAATGCGTGGAGTCGAGCATTCAGGCCAAGAAGTCCGACGAGGCGATGCGGGTTTTCCAGAACACGGTCCTGGGGCTGACCTACGCCGACACGGGCGAAGCCCCGGACTGGGAGCTGCTGTATCACCGCAGGGAGGAGTACGTGATCGGCCAGGTGCCCGACGAGGTGGTATTCCTGACCGCAGGCGTCGACGTGCAAAAGGATCGCATCGAACTGGAAGTGGTTGGCTGGGGCCGCAACCTGGAGAGCTGGTCGATCGACTACCAGATCATCCCGGGCGACACCGCTGGCGACGAGGTGTGGGAGCTGCTCAGCCGGGCGATCCGCAACGAGTACCCCAGGGGCAACGGCCTGTCGGTACCGATCCGCATGACCGCCGTGGACACGGGCTACCGCACCCAGGAGGTCTACCGCTGGGTCAAAGGGCAATCCGCCCTGCGGGTGATGGCGGTCAAGGGCCGCGAGCAGCAGGCCACGATCATCAGCCAGCCCAGCACGGTGGAGGTCACGGTCCGGGGTAAGCGCCTGCGGGGTGGCGTCAAGGTGTGGCCGGTCGGTGTGTCGGTGGCGAAGTCGGAGCTCTACGGCTGGCTGCGCCGCAAGCTGCCCACCAACCTGGGAGATGGCCTGCCGTTCGGCTGGTGTCACTTCCCACAGCACGGTGAGGAATACTTCCGCCAGCTGACTGCCGAGGCGCTGGTGTCACGCATCGTGCGGGGCTACCAGAAGTTCCAATGGGAGAAGACCCGCGAGCGCAACGAGGCTCTCGACTGCCGGATCTACAACCGGGCCGCCTGCATGGCGGTGGGTGCCGACCGCTGGGACGACAAGCGGTGGGAATACGAGCACGGCGAAGGCTCGCAAAGCGTGCTGGCCAGCCCCCAAAGCAACAGCAAAGCCCCGCAAACAGAGATCAAACGTCGCAGATCGACGTTCCTATAAGCCGATAGCATGAACCCAAGGAGGTGCCGCCATGTCGATGTTTACTGAGGCAGGGCTCCAGGCAATCGAAGAGGCCATCGCCGGTGGCTATCTCAAGGTCAAATATGACGACAAGGAGGTCACCTACCGGAGCCTCGATGAGCTGCTCAAGGTGCGCGACATGATCCGCGCCCGCCTGGGCAACGGCACCGCACGCCGCCGCTACGTGGCCTTCAACAGGGACTACCAATGAGCCTCGTTGACAACTTCATCGGGGCGATCAGCCCTGCAGCTGCTGTCCGCCGGCAGCGGGCCCGCCTGCAGCTCGATGCCCTGCGTCGCTACGACGGGGCCTCCCGTGGCCGCCGCACTGATGGGTGGCTCACCCAGGGCACCAGCGCCGATGCGGCCGCCGCCATGGGGCGCAAGACCCTGCGCGATCGGTCCCGGGACCTGGTGCGCAACAATCCCTACGCCGCCAAGGCGGTGCAGGTGATCGTCAGCAACACGATCGGCACGGGCATCATGGCCCAGGCCAAGGCGCAGCGATCCCGCCGGCGCAGCCAGCAGTTCACCGACATCTGGAGGGGGTGGTCTGCCGATCCGCTGCAGTGTGATTTCAACGGCCGCCTGGACTTCAACGGCATCCAGGCCCTGGTGCTGCGCTGCGTGGTGGAGAGCGGAGAGGCGCTGATCCGCCGGCGCACCCCCACCGATGGCCAGCGCATCCCCCTGCAGCTGCAGGTGCTGGAACCGGACCTGCTGGACAACAGCCACGACGGCGTGGACGAGGACGGCAGCTACACCCGCGAAGGCATCAAGCACGACGCCAACGGCAGGCGCATGGGCTACTGGCTATACGCCGACCACCCCGGCGAGCAGCACGCCCGCGTAACGAGCTTCGTCAGCAGCTTCGTGCCTGCCGACGAGGTTATCCACATTTTCCGCCAAGACCGCCCCGGCCAGACACGGGGAGTTCCCTGGGCATCCCCGATCACCATTCGCCTGCGCGATTTCGACGACTACAGCGACGCCCAGCTGCTCAAGCAGAAGATTTCTGCTTGCTTCACGGCCTTTGCTGTGGATACTGAATCACCTGACGCTGGCATGGGCACGGAGCTGATCGACAAGCTCGAGCCCGGTGCCATCGAGATCCTTCCCCCAGGTAAGGACATTCGGTTTGCATCACCGCCAACGGTGGGCGAGTTCGACAAGATCTCACGGCAATATTTGCTGCAGATCGCCGCCGGCTTTGGCATCACCTACGAGGCGTTGACCGGCGATCTGAACAACACCTCGTTCAGCAGCGGTCGCATGGGCTGGTTGGAGTTTCAGCGCAACATCGAGTCATGGCGCTGGCAGATGCTGGTGCCCCAGCTGCTCGATCCTGTATGGCGCTGGTTTGCTGCAGCGGGCAGCGTGAACGGTGTGCGCATGGACGGCATCGTGGCGCAGTGGACACCACCACGCCGTGAGCTGATCGATCCGGCCACCGAGATCAAAGCCACTGGCCTTGCGGTGCGCTACGGCTTCCAAACCCTGAGCGAAGCGATCCGCGAGTTGGGCTACGACCCAGAAGAAGTCATGCAGGAGATGGCCGACGACAACGCACAGCTCGACAAGCTGGGCCTCGTCCTTGACACCGATCCCCGCAAGGTGAGCGCCGCCGGACTCACGCAAGTGCGTCCGGTTGGCAGCGAGTATCCCGGCACAGGCGAGCCGCCAGAGGAGAATGCTCCCCCGGCAAGTAGCAGCCAGGCCGCGCAGTCTGGGTAACCTTAGAATCAAACCGCCAGTGGAGTCGCAATGAGCGAACTACTCCAAACCCGGGCGATGTTCGCTCCCGAGACCGTTGACGCCGAACAGCGCACGGTCGAGGTCGTGTGGACCACAGGCGCACGGGTGGCACGCTACGGCTTCGACGGCCCCTTCATGGAGGAGTTGTCGATGGACAAGAAGGCGATCCGCATGGACCGCCTTAACTCCGGTGCCCCGCTGCTCAACAGCCACAGCGCACTCGAGCTCTCCGACATTGTTGGGGTGGTCGAGCGGGCATGGCTGGATGACAACGAGGGCCGTGCCGTGGTGCGTTTTTCCAGCCGGGATGACGTGGAGCCTATCTTTCGGGATGTGCGCGACGGCATCATCAGGTCGATTTCGGTCGGCTACCGCGTCTGGAAATACGAGCGCAGCACTGAGGGTGAAACCACGGTGATGCGAGCGACGGACTGGGAGCCCCATGAACTCTCCCTAGTTCCAATCCCGGCAGACGCCGGGGCTCAGGTGCGCTCAGAAGAGCCGCCTACAGTTCACAACGAGCCTGCAAAGGACATCAGCCCAATGGACGACACCCGCGAACTGGAGGTCGCCGCACCTGAAGCCCCCGTGGCACAGGAGCGAGCCACCTCCCCCGAGGACTTCCAGGCTGTCATCGCTGCTGAGCGTCGTCGGGTGGCGGAAATCCGCCGCTCTGTTCGCGCCGCTGGGTTAGATGACTCCCTGGCAGATCAACTGGCAGAAGATGGCACCGCCATCGACGAAGCCCGCAAACTCATCATCGACAAGATGGCTGAGCGCGAGGCCCAGGCCCCGACCCGCACTCACGTGCAGGTGGTGGCCGATGAGGGATCCAAGCGCGCAGCCTGCATGGAAGCCGCTCTGGAGGCCCGCGTGGGCCTGCGCGAGTGGGACGACAAGGCCCGCGCCTTTACCGCCAGCAGCCTGCTGGACATGGCGAAGGACAGCCTCGTGCGTTCCGGCGTGAACCTGGTGGGCATGAGCAAAAGCCAGATTGCTGGCCGCGCCATGCACAGCACCAGCGACTTCCCCCTGCTGCTGAGCAACATCGCTCGCAAGACCCTGGCCGCGGCCTATGCCGAGGAGCAGCAGACCTTCCGCCCCATCGTGCGGCAGCGCAACCTGCCTGACTTCAAGCCAGTCTTCGAGCTTGAGATCGCCGGCCAGATCACTCCCGAGCCTCTGCTTGAGGGTGGCGAATACAAGGCCGCCACGGTGCAGGAGCAACAGAGCTCCTGGCGCATCTACACCTACGGGAAGAAGATCGCCGTCACCCGTCAGCTCATCATTAACGATGACCTCGACGCACTCAGCCGCATCCCTTCGATGATCGGTCGGGGCATGTCCCTGTTCGAGTCGAACGAGATTTGGAAGCTGATCACCGGCAACGCCAAGACCCCGTATGACGGCAAGGCGCTGTTCCACGCTGATCACTCAAACAGTGGCAGCGGTGCGATCGGCGAAACCGCCATCAGCAACGCCCGCAAGACCCTTCGCAATCAGAAGGACATTGCCGGCAACCGCATCAACCTGCGGCCCCGTCACCTGCTGGTGCCCACCAGCCTGGAGACTGCAGCTCAGAAGTTCCTGACCGGCGTGTCGCCTAACGCGACCGCAGACGTCAACATCTTCAGCGGCAGCCTGCAGCTGATCGTCGAGCCTCGTCTCGATGATGCATCCGAGCAGATCTACTACGTGACCGCTGACCCTGCGCAGATCGACATGATCGCGTTCGGTTACCTGGAGGGCGAAGCTGGTCCCCAGGTCGAGACTGTGAACGAACGCGATCCCGACGGGACCGTGATCTACGCCCGCCTCGACTTCGGTTGCACCCTGCTCAACCACCGGGGCTTCTACAAGTCCACCGGCGTCTGAGGATCAGATCCATGAAGAACCACATCCAGAAAGGCGAGTACCTCGACGTTCTCGCCTCCGCTGCCTACACCAGCGGTCAGCTGGTGATCGAGGGCAACCTTGTCGGCGTTGCCGTGGCGGACATCGCCTCCGGCACTGTCGGCTCCATCGCCACCTGCGGCGTCTACTCGTTCGAGAAGGAAGCAGCCGCCACCCTGGTCCAGGGCGACGTTGCTTACTACGACTCCGCCACCAAGAAGCTCGACGCAACCAACACCAACCCCGCCGTGGGTCACGTGGTGGCCGTGAGCTCTAACACCGTGCACCTCAAGATCTACGGCTACAAGCTGTGATCTGATGCTGAACGATCTCGCCAACCGAGCACTCAAGGCCTGCGTGCGGGTGATGGGGGAACCCATTACCTACACCCGGGCCGAGCAAAGCTGGCAGATCCGTGCGGTGTTTCAGGACGCCTTCGTGGCGGCCGATCCCGAGACCGGAGGCCCCGTCACCACCGTTCAACCGGTGGCCGGGGTCGATGGCTGGGACCTCCCCATCAAGCCCAAGGGCGGCGACACCGTTGCCGCTCGCGGCAAGACTTACCGGGTGCGCGACGCCCAACCTGACGGGCACACCGGGTTCACCCTGTTCCTGCAGAAGGTCGGCTGATGCCCGGCACCCACCCCCGCCAGCAGCTGCGCCACGCCGTGCGTGATCGCCTGGCTGAGCAGCTACCGGACGACGGCTACTGGACCCCAGCAGAAGACCGGGTCTACGCTTCCCGTTCGATCGACCTAGAGGAGACCGAGCTGCCGTTGATCCTGGTCAACTGCAAGGAGGAGACCGTCGAGCTGGTGAACCGCACCGACTTCGATGGCGGCTACCGGCGCACGGTGCAGATGCACGTTGAGTGCCTGTCCTCGGCGCTGGATGACGTAGACGACACGCTCGATGGCCTGGCCCTGGGCGTGGAGGGTGCGCTCGATGGCCTGCTGATCAACGGTCTGGAGACTGCGCGGTTCATCCTGATCCGCACCGAGATTGACATTGACAGGGAGGGCGAGGTGCCAATCGGCGCAGCCCGCCTCACGTTCGAGGCCAGTTACATGAGCTACAGGCTCGGCGTGGACCTGGGTCTGTGGGACCGCGACTATCCTGACAACTGCCCAGCACCGGGCGTCACAACCATCACCCTGCGGAGCCACACTCCGCAGGGTTCCGTAGACTTTGACGAGATGGTGATTTCCAATGGCGACTAAACGCACCAAGAAGGAAGCCCCAGCTGAGGTTCAAGAGGCTGTTGCCAATCAGCCTGCCGCCGTTCTTAAGCCGGCAGACCTAGCCGCTTTCCTTGACCTTAAGGACTACAACGAGGAGCAGATGCGCGCGCTGCTGCGCGCCAGCACCCTGACCGCCTTTAAGTTCATCGGCTTTGAGGTTGCTCCCAAGCAACAGGGCCATCTGTTCAATCAGGGCGTAAAGCACCTGGCGGCCAAGTTCTACGCCGCTGGCACCTCCGATCTGGAGAACGAGAACGACATCCCCTCGGTGTGTCGCTATTTCTTCGTCTTGGTGCGCCGTGAGCTTTCAGGTTCCGCGGAGTAGTCGCCGCACCGGCGGCGTCGGCCAGTTCGAGAACACTGAGGGAGCACGCAACACCGAGAACGTCCTTCGGACCGGCAAGGTCAAGGAGGTCGATCTTGAGAAGCGGCTTGTGCGCGTCTGCATTGGCGAGGATGGCTCGCCTGGCGGCTGCATCGAGACCGCGTGGCTGCCTGTGCTGGAGGTGTCTGCATCCTCCACACGCGGCGGCCTGTCGTCGTGGGATCCGCCCCGAGTCGACGACGTGGTGCAGATCTATGCGCCCGGTGGTGAGCTGACGACGGGCCTGATCCTGTCGTCCATGTTCATGCACAAGGACGACGCACCGTTCGGCGATCGTGCCGAGGGCTATGTGTTTGGCGACCTGGGGGATCCCCGGGACTCTGTGTGGCGGCGCTTGTTTGGCGACGGCACCCTGATCGAATACGACAAGGGCAAGAGCCTGGTGCGGGTTGAGACCCCGGGCTCGGTCAAGGTGCACGCCTGCGGTCAGGTGATCATCAAAAGCCCGTTCATCAAGCTGGACTGCGACGCCTGCCACATCACTGGCAAGCTGCTGCTGTCCGACAAGGTGATCGGCATGGACAAGGAGCTAAAGGGCAATGCCCCGCTCGACTTCCTTGGCGACCCGATCCACCTCAACAATCAGGGCGGCGTTTTTGGCATTGCCGCCAGCCTGATCGGCACCTTTGGGCTTACCAACATCGTTGGGGCCCTGGGCAACTTCGGAAACATGGGCAACCTGTTCGGCAACCTCACGCAGGGCCTAGGTGCCCCGATGGGTCTGGACAGCTTCCTGGGGGCCAGCGGCCTGGCCAGCTTCATCCCGACCGACATCCTGGGCGCCGGCATGAGCGCCCTGGGCGTGGGCAACCTCATGGGCCCGCTGTCAAATGTGATGGGCTTTATCGAAAACCCAAACTCGCTTCTCAGCGATCCCTGGGGCATGGCCGACTTTGCACTCGACATCGCAGGTCAGTTCGGCCTCAATGTGCCGCCGCAGGTTGGCGCTGCGCTCGATGGGTTTCAGACGATCAGCGGCTGGCTCAATGGCGGCGAGATCAACGTGAACCAGCTGGTGCAGGTGGCCAGCGGCAGCGGCCTGCTGCCGAGCAACGTGGCCGGCATGGCGAGCACCGTCACCAGCCTGCTGGGCAGCGTGTCCGGGCAGGGCGGCGCACCGCAGCTGTCGGCAGCCAACCTGATGGACGGCTTGCGCTCTAACCTTGCCGCGATCACCGACGACGGCATCGTCAACGCGATCCACGACAACGTCATCGTGCCCACCTGGGAGATGCTCTATCAGGGTGAAGTGCAACCCGGCTCGATGATCGCTAGCTTCGTGGACAGCGGCGACATCAATATTGAAAGCCTGCTCAACGTCGGCACACCGCTGCAGCGCGACCCCAACGTGAATACCCAGCAACAAGACAATAGAACTCCTGATCAACAAGAGGAGAGCCCGTCAAGCGACGACTGCGAGATCAAGTTCAACCAGCCGTAACAGCAACAGGCCGGCTACGGCACAGGCGCTTTGGCGGCGGGGGCCAGACAGAACAGCCCGCCTAGAATCAAATCACACAGGGGGCCCGATAGATGAGGGGCATGAATCGGGAGGTTGGCACCTCCCTGGGTGGCTTCGATCATCTGCGGCAATCCGTGGTCGACATTCTCACCACGCCCAAGGGCACCAGGGTGATGCGCCGTGACTACGGCTCAAACCTTCCGCGCCTGGTCGATCGCCCCATCAATCAGTCTCTCCTCGCGGCGCTGCGGGCAGAGACCGTAGACGCCCTGGCGAGATGGGAACCCCGCCTACGATGCGAGAGGGTTCAGCTCAACGAGGTGGGCCAGGGCTTTGTGACCATGGACATCACCTTCACCTACCTGCCTGACGGCCGGCAGGTGACGCTCCAGGATCTGCGCATTGGAGGCTTTCTGTGACCTTCACCATCAGCAACCTTCCCGAGCCGCAGCTGATCGAGGAGCTGAACTACGAGACGATCTTCCGCCAGCTGATGGAGGATTTTCTCGATCGGCACCCCGACTACACCGCCCTGCTGGAGAGCGACCCTGCGGTGAAGCTGCTGCAGGTTTTCGCCTATCGGGAGCTGGTGCTGCGGCAACGGGTCAACGACTCTTTCAAGGCCACACTGCTGGCGTTCGCAGCTGCTGGAGACCTCGATCACCTGTCCGCCTTCTACGGCGTCAACCGACAATCGCCTGAGACCGACACGGAGCTGCGTGAGCGCACAATCGAGCGGATCAAAGGCAGCTCAACCGCTGGCGGTGCTGCTTGGTATCGCTACCAAGCGCTAAGCGCCGACAACCGCGTGCAGGACGCTCTGGCGACAAGCCCCGACGCCGGCGAGGTTCGGGTGGCGATCCTGAGCAACGAGGCCGAGACAATCAAGCTGGCCAACGTAGACCAGCTGAACACCCTGGCGACCACCTACGGGGTGCCCACCAGGGTGTTGAGCCCACTTGAGCCGCTAGAGACATTCCGCGCCCGAGTGCGCACGGCAGCCCTGGGCGCTGGTGGTGATGGAACCGCAAGC